CCACCCATGACTGTAGCAGGTACAGTAATCAAACTAGTAGGTGTAGCTAAAGTACCAGCTAATCCTACAGCACCAGCTAACAAAGAATTATCTTCACCGTATGCAATAACACTCATGTAATCCATAGCGTTATTACTATCTTCTACTTGATTAATTCTTTCTCTACGTTGATCTTGACTCAAGTCAAAAAAGTCATCACCATATAATTCAGTAAGAGTTTTGTATTGACCCTCATCAAACTTACCTACATCATACCATCCTTTAATACGTCCTATCTTAGCTAGTTTATTCATGTCAGTCTGGCCTTTAACATTCCAGCCATAAGACATGATGTCGTTTGCAGTAGGAGTTTTAATTAGTCTAGCATCTTCAGTAACATACTGTGGTGTTGTATCCTCTGGTTCTTTATCCGTCAGATCAACAACAGGTTGAGAAGCAGCTACTCTAGCTTTGTACTCTTCGTATGTAGGTAATTTTATAGCCATATTAGAATAAGACTTGTGATTCAGTTAATACATCTCTTGTTTCTGGTTCTCTTGCTAGTCCCTGACCATACCCACCAGTGTTTCTAGTTACTGGTCTAGGTTGCTGTCGTTTACTTCTTGCATTTAATCTCTTTATTTCATTTGGTGTTAGTTCTTTAGTACCTTGAACTACAATCTTACCAGTAGAATCTGTAATAACTAATGTATTATTAGGAAGCAAGTATACGTCTTCACCTTCTTGCGCTGCTCTTGACAATCCTAATGAATTAACACTAGTGCCTACGTTAAGTGGTTGTCCTCTTAGATAAGCAATTTGCATTGCTGTAGCAAAATCTAAACGACTATTACCTGGTTCAGCCTGTACTGCTTTAGCTTTACCAGCAAGATCCATAATAAGAAGATCATCATCTATATCTAACTTATCTCCAAACTTCTCAGCATAACTCATTTCCCAGTCTTTGGGTGCGTCAAGAGTACCTGTGCTAACTTCTCTTGCAGTAGTAGGTAAAGCAAATTGAGTACCATTTTGATCTACACCTACTGGTCTACCGTACTTATCATAACCACCATAAACTAATTCACCGTCAACTTCAAACTGTGTGCCTAGTTTAGTTAACTCAGGAGTTGCAGCTTCTCTAGCAGCTATTGCCATACTATCTAATTGAAATGCTGCTTCTACGTTACCATAGTCAATAGCTTTTTGAGCCATTGCTTCTAACTTATCAGGGTCACGTAGATCAGCAGCAGTTACTCCTTCAAATACTTGACGCATAGCTAGAGCTTTAGCTAGTCTAGGATCTTCTAGTTGCTGTGACGTACCAAACAATCCTTGAGCAGCTTGTGTTAAACCTTGTCCAATACCTCTGCCTGCTACCATACCAGTAGCTACACCAGGTACATCAATAGCCTGTAGACCACGATAGAAGTTTAGGTCTTGTCTTTCTCTTTCTTCTTTCTGACGCTCGTATACAATCTCTTCAGCAGAAGGACCAAATAAAGATGCGATTGAACCTGCCATAACTATTCCTTAATAATAAGAGTAACCACCAGTTCTATTTCCTCTTGTGCTTCCTTGTGTAAACGTACCGCCCCCAGCTAACCCTATATCAAAAGGGTTTGAACTAGCTGAGGGCATCTTAAAACCCGAGAACAATCCTCCAATATCTTGTCCCAGTCCCATCAACATACCACCTCGTACACCTCCTTGCATACCATAAGCCTGTGCAGAAGGTAGCGCACCCTTAAGATACAACGCTCCTTGTGTTGCACCTATATTTGATCTTAATTGTGATTCAGCTAATGCATCTTTGTATGCTTCTCTTGCTGGTTGCATTGTAGAATACTGCAGAGCAAGTAGATCAGTTGTTGGTTGTAGTGCTGCCGATTGTGCTGCATAACCAGCACCTAGTGTCTGCGCTCCTTGACCAAACAATCCTGCACCAAAGCCAATACGTTGTTGTGCAGCTTGATCTGCAGCAGCAGCTAACTGTAAGTTACGTCTGTTTCGTGCTTCTGACAAGGCTTGTAGTTCTGGTTGTCCACCAACACTTAGGTTTAATCCGCCACGTCCACGACCAAACACACTTGATGCTAAACGTTGTTCTTCTTCAATGTCATAAGGACGGAGGGCAGCCATCTGTTCTGACATGAATTGTTGTCTAGATTCTTCAGGACTTTGTGCAAGATACTGTTGACCAAGACCAAACAAACCAGAAGCAGCTTGTTGGAACTGTGGCATCATTGCTTGCGCTTGTTCAGCCTGTCCTAAACTACCGCCATATAGTCTTGATATCTGTTGTTGTAAAGCAGCTATCTCAGGAGATACTTGATAACCTCCTGTTCCTGTAGTACTGCCAAATGGTCCAGCAGTAATGGCAACAGGTTTAAAGGCAGCCATCTGACTAGCTTTTTGACCAGCAGCTTGCATTAATGCACCTTGTTGTCCAAGAGCGTCTGCTACTTTTTTACCACCATAGTAGTTTAAAGCTCCTCCTACTATTCCACCTGCTATTTTACCAATTCCCATCTCTTTGCCCTCTTACCATTTTCCTAATGGACATGAACTTATTTTCCATTTAACTTTTAATTTAATAATACAACCACATTTAGTACAAACACCTAACTTATTACTATCACAACTGTTGCAAATCTGTGTACGTTTATCTTGCGTTTCTTTATCAATTACCATGACAAGAATACAGCGCCCTGACTTCCACTAACACCACTTAACTGACCAGCAACTACGTTACCACCTCGTCCACCTGAGCCATAACCAGTTCCGTTATTCCCTCCAGCGCCACCAGTAAAAGGCATTGACCCACTACTTCCATTTACACCGTTTGGTGATCCTCCAGCACCTCCACCACCTGGCTGTCCAGAAGTGCCTCCACTTCCGCCAGTAGCGCTAACTGATCCAGAGCCACTAGTTACAGACGATGTCCCACCAGCATAACCGGGAGGATTTCCACCACAGTTAACAAAAGCCCTCCCAGATCCACCAGCACCGACAACTATTGATAATGTTTCTCCAGGAGTAACTGATAAAGATTCATTGTTTCTGTAACCGCCAGAGCCACCGCCACCACCAGGGAATCCATCGCCACAGAACCAAGATGCACTACCGCCTCCACCGCCAGCATAAACAGACACTGTCATGGTAGACACACCAGCAGGAACAGTTAGAGAGTAAGTTCCTGAGCTAGTATAACTTTGTGATCCAGGCTCATACAATGCTGATTTCCAAGCCCCTCCGTCTTTAATTTGTACATCAAGACAGTTTTTCCAAGCACCTGAAACCTTTACAAATACTTGCTGGACTTCTTTCCAGACACCGCTATGTTTTATTTTAAGTGGCATTAACTAGCAACCTTGTAATGGATATCACCATCTGAACCGCCTGTAGGATCACTAGTTGATACTGTCCTAGCGCCTACTGAATTAGAACCAACAGTGTTTCCGTTTACCGTTGTTCCTGTTATTGTACCGCCTGTTATAGCTACTGAATCTGATGCTTGAGTAGCCATCGTATCTAAATTTTCTGCTGCTATAACTGCAGACACAAACGCTGTTGTAGCAATCTTAGTTGAACTATCAGCAGTATCTGATACTGTAGTTGCAATAGTTCCAGAAGGTAACGTTGGTGTCCCTGTAAACGTAGGACTGTTTAAGTCTGCTTTAGATGCAACAGCACTAGCAATAGCTGTGTACTCTGCATCAATCTCTGAACCTTTAATTACTTTACCTGGATCACCAGTTGTTAAGTCATCCTTTAGTGTAAAGTTTGTAGCCTTAGTATAATCTGACATATCAAACTACCTTACCTGATTTTAAATAAACATCTATCTTTTGAATTGACAATGGATTCTGATTTATGTCAGCTTCAAATCCTAATTGAATAATTGATCCTGAACCGCCTAGATTAGCTCTAACTTCTTCTAACTTTAAACCTGACGTATACTCATCAATACCGTACTCAGAAATGTTATACTCAGATACTGCTGCACCTGTAGCCAATGTTTTAGTTATTGATCTAAACGAATCAATATAATCAAAACCGTACTTCAATGCTACGTCTTGACCTATACCACCAATAACTACAAACGTACCTTTCTTAAGAAACTTTAATGACGTAGGATTACCTAAGTCAAAATAGTTTGTATAGTATCTAAGACGATACGTTGAATCGTTGTCCAAGAAACCAAAGTATTTACCGATGTATCCTTCTTTACCTATTAACAAATTACCACCGTAAGTAACGTGCAATGATTTAGGTTTTAAAGAATCCCAGATAGTTACTCGTGCTGCTCCATTCTGTAGCCTACCTCTTAAATCAAAACAAAATACATAGTTAGATGAAGGTAATGTCAATAGATAAAAAGCATCTCTAGGATAGTAAGCACCCTTAATTTTTTCTTTGTTTGATTCTGAAGATACAAAACCAACTAAATCATCTCTTACGTTAAAAGATATATCGTTAATAGGTGCTGACTTTTCCTGAATGACACGAGCAATACTTCTTACACCAGTGTCAGACAAGAACATCACATCAGTACCAGTATTAACGATACTATCTCTTGCGATACATCCTACGTTAGCAATCAAGTCAACTAACTCTAATCGTGTTACATCAATAGGGTTAGCGTAAACTGCAATGTTTCTTCTACCAAAGATAATTAAGAAACCGTTATGTGCTGATAGACCTACTACCTCGTCACCATTAGGAAACACATCTACCAAAGATAAGTAACCTGAATCACCAGTAGACAGGTTTGTTCCGTCCAGTAATGCACTGAAGTACACAGTCTGTGTGTCTCCAGAAATATCTGCCCACCAAGTACGTCCATAAGCTCCTAATACAAAGTTAGGTTGGAACTGAGTCTCATTGCCACTGTAAGGTGTAGGTACAGAACCAACAGCATTAGTACCATCATCTAATACTTGAAAGCCATAAGAACCTGTATGAGCATGACCAGTACCTAACTTATGAAATACTAAAGGTGCATGACCTGCTTGACATACATAGGCATGAGGACTAATATCTGGTCCTTCACCGTACACAATACTAGACGCTGACCAATCATTACCTGATATTGTATAACTGATTGTAGACGTTCCTGCATTGTCATACACTGACTCAGTTGTTATCGTACCACTAGCAAAACTAAATAACTTATTATTACCTCCTGCTAGTACAGTAGATGTTTCTGGTAACTCAAACAAGAACTCAATATCGTTTGTTAATAAGTCTGCGTTAGTAGAAGCATTTTGTTTCTGCCATCCTCGTCTAGCACCAATACGACCAAACTTATCTATGACACAGTTATATGCTTCTAGTGCATAACCAGACGCAAGATCAACACTACTCTCCTGTGTATTGACACCAAGAAAACCTGGTGCTGATATTGTAGATGTCTGGAGAGGTTTAGCCATTAAACAGCATCCCAAATGTATTCATCGTTTTGTCTGCTACTAGCCATAGCAATGTGATCTGCTAGTGACTGATCTGCTAGTGCAGTAGCTTCTTGTGCTGCTAGTCCACCATCTTCACCACGCTCTGCTACAGCAAACGCATAAGCATACTTAATTACTGGTTCTGACGGAACAAGTAACTCTGTTGCGTTAGAAACCAAAGCATCTTGTGGCTTAAAGATGTTAAAGAAAATGTTATAGACACCGTCAGGAATAGGATACAAATCTACTTGCGTGTCTCCATTATTAACACCATTAAAGTTATAATGAGTTGGAGAACCTTTAGTACCTTGTGCATTAAGCAACCAGTTGTTCATAGTGCTAGATGTCACAGGCTTTAAAAAGAAATCATCTTCAGAATGTACAACATCCATGACCCTAAACCGTTGACCTGCTCCAGTTAGTACATAGTTAAACAGATCATTAGCAGTAGTAACTGCTGTCTCTTATACACATCTCCGAGCCCACGAGACGTAGAGGAATCT